CCTACAGTAGAAGATTGAGTTGTTAATAATTGTCCTGACCCTGAATATATCGATATTACTTGAGGTAATTCATTTAAACTATGGGTAAAATTCCAAACTGGAGATTTAATCGGTTGGTAAAATAGTTTATTTATAAATCTATTAGTGTATGGTTTTAAATTAGTTGATTTTGGCCATGCTTTAGAACCAGATTCAAAATATAAATAATGTTCAAACCCATCAAATTTAGATATGATATCATCTATTTTTAATTTTAAAGATGAAGTTTCTTGATTAGATAAAAAAGAAGAACTATTAGAGGATAATATATTATTTATATTGCTATTATATGATTCTATTAATCCTAATTTATAATTAAAAACATCTAATCTTTTTTTAGCTGAACTAAAATGGATAAAGTTTTCAAATGATGTATAATCAATATTTAAATCATATGAATTATCATTTATATAATTTAATGCATTGTAATATGATGATCCAGTTAATGAAGATATAAGAGAAGAATAGTTTTCATATCCCGTTGGTAATATATTTTTTACATCAACTTCAATATCAAAATTAGGACGTCTTAATTTTGGGATAGGAGGTAAAACTATTAGTGTATCTAAATCAATATTAAATACATAGGGCTCAGTAATTTCTTCAACTACCCATAATGATGTTTTAACTTCAATAGAAGGATCTAAAGGCTCATATAATTTAAATAATACTGTTGAATTAGTATTATCGATTGCTATATTTACTGCTACTTGTTGTAAATTATTATTAAAATTTAATAAATATAATTTCTCATATGTAGAAGAATCAGAATCATTTATTAATATTTGAGATTGAGCAATTAAATCTTCAGCAGAAATAACTACAGAATTAACCCTAATTTCGGTCCTATCTTCTGATATTTCGTCAATAAATAAATCAGCATTAAAATCTGATATTTTTCTTTTGAAGAAATTGTATTGGGTTTTAAAAGTACCTGTAGTATATCCTAAATTAGTTAAATCGTTAATAGGGTCTATTTCAATTATAGGAAGTGTCTGATTAGAATTAGTTCCAATATATGAATCTGAAGGTAATTTGAAGTTACGGTAATTATAATCTATATATGATATGAAGTTAGACTCATCATATGCAAAAAATTCAATATAGTCATCTTGAAAACCAAATGACTGCTTTAGATTATTAGAAGCTAATAAATTAAGATCTTCAACCTTAAATCTAGATATTCGTTCAATATCTCCAATATTACCTATAATTTTAATATTATCAGCCATTATCTTTTATTTAATTCAGCTAAAGTTTTATTAGAAGCTAATAAATCATTTCTTAATACAGTTATTTCATTTAATAATGCTTGAATATCAGTTTCATCAGCTAATTTAATTCCTAAATATTCAGCAGCTCTATTCAGCATATATCTATGAGAATCTATATCTCCTTCTTTTGGAATTTGAATGAATAAATTTTCATAGAGTTGAAAGAAATCTTCAAGAGTAAATGATATAGCTTCTTGATTATCTAAATTATTAATTAATTGGCTAAAATTTCTATTAACTAATTTATTAAAATCACCTTTATTAAAAACAGATTTATCAAATGATATTTGAGCCATTATCTTATAACTTTAAAATAATTATTATCTTCAAACACTACGGTACTTCCACTAATTATAGATTTAATAACAATGGCATAATATCTTTCAGGTTGTAAACCATTCATATATAAATCAAAATAATTACCAGTTGTATTAGCAGATAATTTAGTATAAGTAGTATCAAAATCTATCACAAATTCTTCAGTTTTAATATCTTTAATAGCATAATATGAAGATGTTGGGAGGATTTTATTATTTAAATATACTGAAGATGTTTGGAATGTTCTTGTTGGAAATCTATCTCTAACATTTATTTTGAAACGATTTACTGAATCTTCTTGGAATTCGCCTTTATTATTAGATAAAGATATTGATATATTATCAGATTGAACTACAGATAATGAACCCGTATTATACACAAAATCATTCCATCTAAATTCTAAACATGGAGGATAGATAGTATGGGTATCAGCTGAAAAATATTTAGTCTCAAAAAATGAACTTGTTGAAAATTCTAATGATTTAGAATGTTTAATTATAAATCCATTTTGATAAAAACTGGAACTTATAGCATTAGTTATATCCAATTCAATATCTTTATTAGTAGCGTATGTAAATGATTGAGTAGCTACTAAATTACTCCCAGTAAACCAAACTCCTCCACCAACATTATTAGAATATGAAGATGTAACCCCATTAACAGCAGCATTAAATACACTACCACTCATCACATCCCGATAAAACCAACTTACACCATTAGTTGTAGCAGGAACATTTGCTGCTCTACCAGTACCCATATTCCAAGAACCTGAAATAGGGTGACAAAATAATGTATAGTCTAATGGAATTTCAGAAGCATTAGCCAAATATAATTTTAAGTATGCTTTATAATTAGATGATAATATTTTATTATTTAATACATCAGAAATCTGTGAATTAGGGAATGATAGTAAAGCTCTTGATACCTCAGCTGTGCTTAATATAGAATAATATAAACTAATATCTAATATTTCATCTAATCCAGCATTTTTTGTTGGAAAATAAGAATATATTGATGCGTCTTTTTCGGGAAATATTTTATATACAGCCATTTTTAATATGCGATTACTCTACCATTTATATCAATATCAGGAAATCTTACTTCAAATATACTAGGATCTATAGATGGATATACAATTCCATTTCTAGTAGCACTATATATATCATATCCATATGGAGAATAATTTCCACCTTGCTTATTTACTATTTCAATTTTGCCTATAGATTGTACGCCAGGTACTTTTAATAAAAGCGAATTAATCTCCGATATTATAATAGGTTGATTAATCTGCCATGAGTCTATTGAAAAGTATGTTTTTAATGAAGATATGCAAGAAGATAATAATTCTTTACTATTATAACTTAAATCCCCAAATATTTCAAAATTTAATCCTATATTAATATAAAATGCGTCCTTAATGTTTATAGCATCAGTAATCATTCTATATTCATTAATATATGTTTTTAAATTTGATTTCAATGTTGAATTAGCATTAACTAATTGTTTAGATGAATTATACCCCAAAACATATAAATCTAAACTTAATGGATTATCTTTAATTAAATTTCCAATATTATTATAAGTTTCTTGAGTAATATATGCTTTAGATATACTTCCATATTGAGACGGTAAACTTAAAGTACGAACAATATAGTCTTCTTTAGTTACTGCTCTATTTTGAGATGAAAATGAATTTAAAGCATTTAATCTTATTTCTTCTATAGTATCACCACCTCTACCTCCAGTAGCAGGTATAGGATTATTACATACAATACTATCTAATACTGTATTTTGTAAATTAATATCTGATGGAGTAAATTTAAAGTCAATATTAGTTGTATCAATAGATGTTAATACATTAGCTTCTACATTAGAAGATAACCCACCTCCAGATAAATATTTAACTGTTAGTGTTGTATTTTGAGGAACTAATCCATAACTTTTAGTAAAAAATATAGAAGCTTTATTATAATCATCGATTTTATCAGATACACTTGATACCAATCCTAAATTTATATTATCTGGGGTTGGTAATATTGATACATCTGAAGAACCACTAGATATTCCAGCACCAAATTGTAATTCTAGTTTATTATCAGGTTTTAAACGAGTAACAAATCTTCTAGGTACTTTATTTAATGATAGTAAGTAATTAATTCCACCATCACTTCCAGAAGTAGGATTAATAGAAGAAGTAAACAATGTTTCTTGAGCTAAATATGGAACTTCATACCATCTATTTCCATCACTATCAGTAACATTTAATATTTGAATTATATTTTCATCTTCAATAGTAATAGAATTAAACTTTATAGAATCTGTAAAATCTATATCAATTGTATTAATATTAGCTGATATAGCATTAGTAGATTTTTTAATTAAGTAGTAATTATTATCAACAAATGATATCTCAGCAGAACTAGTATCTGAAAAATCAATAGCTGTAGTAGTTAAAAATTGTTGATTAGTTGTATTACTAGTTATAATAGTACTTTCAGGTACTCTAAGAGAATAAGATAAATCAGGAAATGAATTGGATCCACTAATTATACTGGGAAGGAGTTGATATATGTCGACTATAGTATTAGAAGCATATGATGCTTTAGGACGGTAACCGAATGAGTAAGCTAAATTATATAAACTTTCTTTTTCCTTAGCTAATAGTAAAAAATTCTCTTGAATTTGAGAATCAATATAAAATGAGGATACATCACCAACATAAGATGCCATTTCAATAAACATATTCCCGGGGGACGCTTCTGAAAAGTCATTATATATTGTAGGAAAATAACTTTTTGCAAATTCTTGAAGTGATAGTTTAAAATCACTAAAAGTTTTATTTACATATTTAATATTTTTATCCTCATTTATCATTGTAATTCGATTATAATATTATCCTGTTGTCCTGAAATATTTAATTTGTAATCTATTTTTATTAAAATTGAATTATTATCAGTATCAGGATTAATTTCTATATTAATAATAGTAATTTCAGGAATATAAATACCTACATTAGTTAATATTTGATTTTCTATCTTATAAAAAGTATTATCACTTATAGGTTCAAATAATAATCTAGGTAAATCAGCTCCAAATTCAGGATTTTCAATTCTTTCTCCTTTATATGTTAATAAAAGATTAATTAAATTAGATTTAATTTGTTCTTTAGTTGAATAAGTTTTAGGAAATACTCCCCCAGCATTAAAAGGTAAAGCTATACCTATAGATATATTCTTATCTAAATCTCTAGGATCTATTTTTATTACTTGAGGTATTGGCATATTTATTCGTTATATTGTCTCATTGCTGCTAAATCTTGAGGAGTCATAGTAGATGCTGTTTCAGCTATAATATCTAAATATGGATTTCCGGTTGATGGAGATTGGGGTTTAGAATAAGATTGTTGATGAGGAGTTGTTAATCCTATAGAAGCTGCTAAATTTTGTCTATATGCTACCATATCAACATCCTGAGTAGTGAAACTCATAGTTCTATTTTCTTGTATGGGAGTAGGTTTAACTTGTGATAGTTCTTCTCTTAGAACTTCACGAACAGCTTCTTTGATAAGTTTTTTAAATACGTCTACTTTCATGGTTATAAATATTAAGCTACGAGACCCTTTTGGTCTATTAATAATTTTAATTCTTCAGCTAATACATCAGGTTCTAAAGTAAACGAGTACGAACTTTGTAATACTTCTTGATCTAATCTATTTTTAGCTATCATATATCTACGTTTATTACCCTTTACTATAAATCTAGAATTAACTTCTTCACGTACAAAAAATCTAAATCCTTTATAATCGTATCCTTCTAAATAACCCAACCCATTACCTAATATTTCTTTACTACTATATTGATCTAATAAATCTTCTACAGGATCTAAAGAATTTTTCGCATTAAATCTATCTTCAGCACTATTATTACTACTACTTAAAGAATCAGATGGATTACTTGTAGATGGATTAGGACCAGTATCTGATTCAGGTAGAAGAGATTCAGGATTATTAGTTAATAAATCATCTATAGGTAGTAATCTACTCTCTTGATAATCTAAATCTCTAAGTAATTCTGCTAAAATCTGAGATATAATTCCTAGTAAAACTACTAGTGCTAATTTAATATCTTCTAATTTTTTATCTTTATTAGCCGCTAACGTAGTAATACCTACAGTAGCAAAAGTAGTAGGAATTGGATTTATTTTAAATAATGCTAAGATTACATCAAGTATAGGAAGTAGTAATTGAACCACATCCACAATCTGTTTAATTTTTTTTAATCGTTCTCTATTTTGTCCTATAATTGTTTTAGCATTACTTACTAATAATCTTGCTTTTGTGATATCACCTTCATTTTGGATGTTACGAATAAAATCATTAACTCTATCTACTAAATTTTCAATTTTTTTATTACTTATAGTAGTATTAGCTATAATAAAATTAGATACCGCACCTAATGCTAAAATTATAGAAGTTGGATTAACTTTTGGTTTATTGCCAAATTTTACAAAATTTTTAGCAGCTTCCGATTTATCTAAAAGAAGTCGTTTTTTAGTTAAATAGTTTGTTTTTAATTGATTTAAATATGCTTTAGGTTGGTTTTGTAATTCTAAACGTTTAATATTTAAATTATCACCTAAAATTTTTAATTCGTCAGTACGAGAATTTTCTATTAGTTGGATTTTAATTCCTTTTTCAAATTCAGTTAAAGATTTATCTTTATTAACTTTAGATGAGGCTTTTCTTGCTCGTACTTCAACATCTAATATTTTATTACCTAAATCTTTTGATTCAGATATTAGTTTTGATATTGCTGCTGTTTTTGCTAATTCAAAGCTTTCCTTTAATGGACCGTTTTTTAAATCTAAATAACGTTTAGCATTACTAACTAAATTTTCTTTAGTTCCATTAGCTAATCCTTTAACATCTTCTTTTTTAGGAATTAATTTATCAAGTATCATATAGTATAGGATTTAGAAGATAATAAAGTTTGTAAATCCTGTGTTTCTGCTGTTATATAATTTAACGATGTTATTAATGATAATCCAGCTTTATTAACAGATATTAATGGAGTTCCTGGAGGGGTTGAAACTACTGATGATAATGCAGTTGATAGATTTTTTAATTCTTTAATTATATGTGATAATAATTTTACAGTTTCATTACCTTTTAATAAAGGTTCAACTGCTATATTACCTAGTGGGTCTAATCCTAGAATAATTTTAGGAGCTTCTAATAATATATCTTTTGAAGAGTTTAAATAAATAGTATTAGATGAAGATAAACCAATTCCATTAGCATATAATAATATTTCATCATTTTTTGCATTTAATACTACTCTATCCCCAGATAATATAACTTGGGAATTAATATATAATTCAGGGGATATAGGATTAAATAACTTATTTGACTTTAAGGTTCTAATCCTTAAGGGAATTTTTTGAGTTGATGTAAGATATATAGATGATTTATCTATATTAGGATCTTCTACATACGGTTTAAGAGAATCAGGTTGAAAATCATGACCATTTGTAATTAATGTTATAGGATCACCATTACCCCCAGTAATACTCCAAAAATTCTCATTTGTATTATATTTTGTTGTACTTGAAAAACGTAAAGAATTTCCATTTCTACCTTCAAATATAGTATCTCCTTCAAAAGGAAGTAGTGGATTTATATTTGAATTTTCAGTAAATGTACCCCCCAATTTAATATCATTAGTTAAATTATTAGCTGGTTGGGAATTATGGTGATTATTATTCCATAGATTAATTACACTGATATAATATTTTTCATTTTTATATTGATTATCTTGGGTATCAGGAGATGGAAGGTCAAATAATAATACTAATTCTTCTCGTAAAGGAATATGTTTTTGATTTGGGAAAAAATTTTTAGCTACTTTACAATCTATGAGCCTAACATTTGATGTATTTTTATTAGTTGGATAATCTAGATAAAATATAGTACCAACTCCTCCCCACTCTCCATATTTTTGAAATACTTCCTTACCAGGAGTATTTTCATCCATAATTACAGCAAAGACTTTACCAACTGAATATAAAGAATTATTAGAAATTGAAGTACCTCCTAGTTGATTACTTAAACTACCTCCAATACTAGCTCTTGCTGTCCTCATTTATTTTATTTTCTATTGGTTTATTTATACTATCACCAATTTTTTGGACTTCACCTCTAATTTGGTCTAGTTCAGCTTCACTTAAAAAATCATCAGAACCACCACCACTATTATTCATAGCACGTTGTACAATTCCAGCCATCTTAATTAATGAATCATCATTTTTAACAGATACATCAAGATACTCTTTAATCAACGGAACAACCATTAGAGCCGATTGAGTATCAGTTACTAATGGTTTAAGACTTGTAATTAAATCTTTTATTTGTTTTTCCTTTTCTCGAGAATTATCGTATATATTCTTTAAAAGATCAGAAAATGATTTCTGACCGAATATTTTTTGTTCAAAATCCATAATATTTATTTATTATAAATATATTTTTTTAGATTTTTACAAACCCTGTTTCGTAGTATTCGTTATATAAGTTATAATATACTTTCTTTAATACTTTTATTACTTTAGTTATTTGAAAAGTATCAACATCAATCATCTCACGAATATAAATGTAAATAGCCTTTTTATTAAATATTTCTAAATTCTCACGTTTGCGAAATAGTTCTAAAATTACATCTGCTGTTTTTTGATCTTGGATTCTTGGGAAATATTTTTCAAGATAAGTATCCATATAGCGAACAAAATAGGAAATAAAATCATTCAAATCAGCATCATTATTAGACTCACGAACTAAATCTTCAACAATAACTTTATCTTCATCTACTTCTTCTAAAGTACCTTTACCTTTTATTTTTTTATAATTTTTTTCATTATAAATAATCAAATAACGTTTAGCAATAGTTCCGAAATAAGAATATGCTTTACCTTTAGATTGATCATATAAATGAAGTTTTTCTAAAAGAAAAGCTACTACCTCATGTTTTAACTCATTAATAGTATCAACATCAGTATAATAAAACTTAAATGTATGAATGATATTTTCTGCTAATTTATGAAAAGCATAATCAATGCGTTGATCAAATATATGATTACGATTATCTTGATCTTTAGAGGCTAAATATTCTATAATTGCTTCTTCAGTATCTGAAGTAAAATATAGAATTGATTTTTTAGGTTTACGTTTACGTATTGTTCCTTTTTTAGTTAAAAGTACCTCTTCTTCTGGAGGGGATATTAAATCCATATTAATTGTTTCGAGTTTTGAAAGAATTCAATTGTGTTTGAATTTCTTGTAATGTCTCAAAGAAAAAACCAATATCATCATCTGCTTTAAATGCTTGTGCAACTTCAGACTCCCCTATTTTTTTATTTGATAATTCTATAAGTTCAGAAATATTAGTAATATATTGATTTTGTTGATCAACAATTTTTTCTAATTGTTCTGTTTTTAAAAATAAATTATAGCACGCATATGATACGGCTATAATTAATGTAATTAAAGTATATAATATAATTTCCATATCAATCAAAAAATGTATTCATAATGTCCTTTAAATTGGAATTTTCAGGGACATTTATTTGTACTGGTTTTTTATTTGGTTGAGAAATTGTTTGTTTTGGTTGTTCAACCGGGGTTCCGTTTAATTTATCTAACCACTCACGTTCGAATTCAATACGTGCTGCTAATAAATCAGCCTGGTGGATGATGAATGGTAATGATGTACGTAATTTGGTTTCTGGGCCCCACGACAGTAAATAAGATTTATTAGATTCATCATATAAACCATCGTGTAACTTAATAGCTAACCATTCATTTTTAGAAACTTCAACACCAATTTGAGATAATAACCACAAACCTCGGTCTGGAACGGTCATGTAATCCATTTGAGTATTAAAAGTATATATCTCACCTCTATTCTTAACATGCCATTCAGACGGATTTGGTAAAACAGCTTCGTGTTCTAATGTACCAAATTTACCTAAATCATGATTTAAAGCAGAAAATACTACCTCTTCAGTAGTATATGTAGGTTTAACATCAAATTTTCTCCAAATCGAATCTATCTCCAAACTAGCTGATACCACACGATTAACATGTTCGATATACCCTCCAGGGAAACAATTGTGATATTGCGGTTTATGTGATGCAGGTAATAATATAAAGCGTTCTTCATATTTATTATAAAAATCAATTAACCGTTTTTGACGATCACCAATAATATATTGTTCAATATAACCTAAAAATTGTTGCCAGTTTTCTAGCAATTGTTCTTCATTTAACATAACCTATTTTATTTTAATTAAACGTATGATGAAAACTCATCATGTTCTAAAGAAACAGTTGAGCGTAAATCCTCAATTTTTTCCTTCATATCACTTAATGTTTGTAATAACGAGTCAGAACTCTCACCTCGTGAAAGTTGAAAATCCAATGTACGGTTTAGATTTTCTAATTGATTTATTTTATTTAAAACTTGTTCCTTATACCTCATATTCTAATACATTTATACGTATATACGCGTTTGGTTAATGTTTGCAAACGTTTGCAACGTTTTGCGTTTATTTTCTAATCGTTTGGGTTTCAAACTACCCCAACGTTTAAATATACGTGGGACAGTTTTGGTGCCAAATTACTTCTTGGATTTCTTTAATAATTTTTTAGATTCCTTAATCATTTCTTGCAAATCAATTGCTCTAAATGGAAATGAAAAATACTTGTTTTCCTCAGCATTTTTTAAAATATCATCCTCTTGTGGATCATCCGTAATAAAAAATGTAAATTGAGCCTTTCCAGGCATTGCGTCTAGTAAATCGGTTGAAGAAATTTCACGATCCAAACCATTATCTTTAAATAAAGTATTTACACCGTTTACAAAAGCTGCTTTATTAGCATCTTTAAATAGATATGTTGCCATATTAAAATTTTATTTGTTTAATAATAAATATATAAATTGATAATTTACGCGAGATCCTCGTTAGGTATGCCTAAAACTTTAAAAATCACGTCACGCGCAACCGTAAAATTTACCGCAAAACCTTCGCGATTATCCTCTACTCTATAATCTGAAAGTAAATCATGGATTTCTTGTTCGGCTACATAAGGATTCTGGGTAAACCAAAAATCACGTACTTGCCATGGTGTAATAACACCCGTAGCAGAATTAATCTCATTTAAACGGTCGGTAACCGAACGCTCAGTAAATCCAATCTTAAAAATACCGGGTACCGACGTATTTTGTAGAATATAGATGTGACCCGTAGTAAATGGTGATTTTTTAGAACCATATTTTTTCTTAAAATAGCGCACATTCCACGCATTATTTCCATCGTCGACAAAATCGTAACCTCTAGCTGATCGAACGTTATCTCGTACTTGTTGAGCGTTCATCTCGTAAAATTCTGATGTGTCCTTACCTGTTAAATTTTCCATTTTATGTTTATTTATTTTTCATAACCTGGGAATGTGATAAGGACATTTCGTATATACAATTAGGTTTACCAAAAATTTTGTAGAGGTTAAAATTTGAAATCTCGGATTTTTATCCCAAAAGGGTTATTTTGGAATTTGATATTTCCTTATTACGTTCAAACTGTTGAAACGTTATTTGACTTATTGGTTATATTTGTATATACGAGGCGCGGGGTGTAAAGTTGTGTACGTGTTGAGAGTGCGTGGGGTTAAGACACGCGCCTACCCGCCGCGCGTAGGGACCGCGGCCATCGTGGGATCAACCCGCGCACGAGCCGCGGTCGACCCGCTAGCGTCCGTCTCCTTTTAGATTTTTTTGATAAGCGCGATATTTTTGTGATACACGGGAAGCCGCACGTCTTTTTGTGACATGCGGCTCCGTGCGGAAGGAAATATATAATTGGGTGAATTATCGAACTTTGGTGTAATACGTTACATTACCAGCATCATCCATATGATAGGCATGAACGTGTGACTCGATTTGGTATTTTGCAATACGGTGTATAGAACTGAATACTACCTGCTTATACGCACGTGATTTGGGATTTGTCAATTTGGTCATGTGTTATATTAGTTAATGTTAGTTACTTAGACGGATTGAATTGGTAATGGCTATTCAGCCACTACCTTTGATTTAACCTTGGTCTTAGCCTTAGTAGGCACTTCAACTACAATCGCTTTAGGACGTCCTAACTTTAATGTCCCGTTTGCACGACGAGCTTCTAAATCAGCGATTCGCTTTGCACGAGCGCTTTCTGGATTAACTGGACGACCACGCTTAATATCTAGACCTAATGCTTGCTTCATTAATCGCATTTCGCTTTTAATAGCATTCATTGAACCTGGAACTGATGGACGACCACGCTTGATTAAACCTGCTTCACGCTTTGCTTGAATTTCTTTCAAACGGATTTGACGTGCTGAATTCTCGTTTACTGGACGACCTAATTGTGCTGTTTTGTTTTCTTGATTTTTCATCTTGTTTTTGTTTATTTGTTAGTTATATGTTTTATTATGATGTAAATGTAACTTGGAAACCTATTGGAACCTAATCTTTTAAATTAACAGCTCCATATGCTGTTACTATTGATCCGAACACTAGAACGATTACCCAATCGGTGTCTTGATTATATAGGAATCCGTAACATGCAATTACTACTAGCGTTACACCTAATTTTAGAAGCAATGATGCACTGTTTTTCTTGGTTTTAACCTGTTTCTCGGCTGCGATCTTAGCTAAACGATCTTTGTCATCAGCCCACTGTTCGAATTGTCTTGATTGTTTTGTCAACATGTCTTTTTATTTAGTTAGTTAATTATTTATTATGATGTAAATATAATCTGGAAACTGATTAATCCCTAATCAGCCCATTCGGCTATGTACTTTACTTCCTCCGGTGTTAGATTATCCACCATCTCATCTAAGCGATCCGCCTTAGTAATGGTTGTGTAACCGATCTGATCAATGTCTGAATTGATATCCCACTGTAATTTTTTGAATTCGATACACTTCTGAATGTTAAGCATGTTTGTTTGTTTTTATGTACAAGGTAAAGTTAATCAGGACACACGCACCTATCTAATCATTATAGGCGCTTTTTTAACTCTGCGTTTCGTATGTTTCTTAACTGTCTTCATCTTGTAATACACTACATTGTTGATTGTAATGAATTCTTCATGACGTGAAGTACAGTAATCGAATCTAATATACATGTCACCGTTTAACTTTCTGAACGGTATTACAGTTGAATTGTTGTTCTTGATTCCTGGGTTGTGAATTGTCGCTGACATATTTTGTTTGTTTAGTTAATTATTTATTACATGGTAATGATAATCTGGAAAGTTTATTCAATCACCATTTCAGTAATCATCAATTCAATAGTAAAATCACTCAACTCATATTCCTCCTTTGGGAATAATTGTCTCACCTCGGCTACTGCCTTTTCCTTTGAATCAAACGCGGCCCAGGGAAATGAGTTCCCATATTGCTCCTTCATCACTATGTATACTATTTTATTCATGTTCGTTTGTTTTAAGTACAGTGTAAATGTAGTAAGGACAAAGATGGAGGACAACGTCCTCCTCTTATGCATCTGTAATAATTAACTAATAAACAATATAGTGTGATAGAATGGTAACGATCCATTTTCTCTGGCTCCACAAACCAGCGCTTCACCTTAAAGCTTCAATCACCATGTACTCTTAATTTGCCTTCACAAATCGTCCGTTACGGATATCACGTTTACGAGTTACGCCACGGCGATCAACCACCGTCTCGAAATAACGATTTGAAAGTGCTGTGTAAGCGAAATATCCACCTACTACTAATAATGCGGCTGAGCCTAAAATTTGAAATAATTGCATATGTTTGTTTTATTTTTTACATCGTAAATATAATTAAGACACTTTTTGGAAACAAATTTTGTTTTTGCAGCGCTTCGTCATTTGACTAACCACTGTTTAACACGTTTAAACGGTGCTTCGTCATTTGACTCAGCATCACGCTTAGTCATTTAACTAAGTGGGCTATTCTACTAGGGATGCGACCCTTTATATACGAACATGTCACCCTCGTGTGGACTATTCTACTAACAAAAAAATATATACAAAATAGTTATAAAAATGGTAGGAGGGGTGGGAAAAAAATTGGATGACACAAAAACACAACCACACTACCATCCATTCCCATTCCACATACGACACGCTTAGTTGTTCAACTAATTAGTCGTTCAACTAACCACATTCCCTACTAACAAAATATTATTCCACCGTTCACTACAAAAAAATAATACACAAATCACGTTAGATTCGTGTGGATATTGCGCTACCTATTATACTCCACTACACTATGTGCTAACAAAAAAATATGTTATTTCCGGCGCAATTTATTTATTCTATAATAGCGCTTAATAAACCAATATACGTGTACTAAACAAACTAATATGTTTACTATAATGGTTGGATTGTTATTGATTACATATCCGTACCCAACCCACGTTAAACACGCTACTAAATTTACCGTACGAATAAAGCGTTGTTTTTGTAGCGTAAACGAGAGTATACTTAAACCCATCGCCACGTAACCTAATATGTCTATGTTATTTATCATCTATTAATTCATCTATTAAATGTTTAACTATAAAAACGATCATAATCACTAACCAAGTTAGGAATGTATATATTCCAAAATGAAGTAAATAACCAATCGTATATAACCAATATATAAACCCGAACGTACCTAACGTAGCTATTACCGCCGCAATCCAACGTTCCGTATCTGACCACCTCGTTTTAGTCTGGATATTATTATTCGTCATCTTATTCTCTATATGTTCTTTTAATTCATCCGTTTCCTCATCCGTTACGGGTCTACCTTTGAACCAATCAATTTCTTGTTGACTTAGAAGTGTTTCACCCGCGTCTTGTCTACGTTTGAGTTTTTCAATAAGTTCGAGTTGTAATGCTCGTTGGCGTTGACGTTGCTCGTCAACATTCCAATCATCTAAATCTGATCTGTTAGCTTTTGCCATATTGTAAATGTAATTGAGAGAATTTTAATTTTCAAATCCATCATCTTTAAACACTAACCCCATCAACGTTTTAAAACAGTATATTAAACCACCAATAAGACCTAATCCCAAGGTCCAAGTAAATACATCCAATGCTATTTTATGTTCTGCTATAAACCAACACACACCCAACATTACTGATAGTGCTAATGCTGCTCTAACCCAATACAATGTTTGACGTAGCCATGGTTTTGGTTTACTTTGTGTTTGTGGTGCGTCATATCCTTTCATGTTATTATCTATATATTGATCAATTACTTCATTCATTGATTTAGGTTTGGTCATTATTTTATTTACCTCTTGTTGTTGTTTTCTAAACGAGTTGATTGATGTGCGCCACACGTCTGTTACTAATCGTTCTGCCATTTCTTGAAACGCTGCTGATCGTGCTTCGCCGAGTTCGTTTTTATCATTGATTTGGAATTTATATTTCAATAACCAATTCCATTGCCCATTAACGAGTTGTTCCTTAATTCCACATGTACAATCATAATAATCTGAATGCCAACCCATACCCTCGGATGGTGTATATTGAAATTCGATTACTACGTTTTCGTATCCTTCAATCGTGTTGAGCATACGTTGTATTTCTTCTAATTTCCAATATCGCATTGGATTAATTGGTGATGTTACCATTTATCTTGATGTTTTCTAATTGCGTTCGATATCTGTTCACCGAAGTTGTCTATTAGGTATTTACCTAATTTACTATAGGGTAATGGTTGTCCTTGAGCGTTATGTAGTTTTGATTTACCATTTTTGAGCTGTTCCATATGTTGGATTTGCTCTTTGGTAGCATCTAATTTAACTGATATCTTATTTCCACTCATTATTCTTGTTGTAGTATAATTTATAGTTCTTACTGTTTATTTCCTCGTACCAATGTGTTTCGACCCAATCACCTGTTTGTTCTTTCTCCATTTGATGAGCCTGCTTAAATGAACGTGCATTGTGTACCAAATCTTCAACACTTTCTGGAAAAATGATGATTGTATCATAAAGCCATTCTACTGCTGTTTGCTTATTTTCCATTATATACGTGTTCTAATTCTTCTAATTGTTCGTCGTATTCTAATTTTTTAAATAATCCACTCCAATGATAGAATGGTAATTCAACGAATTGATACCAATCACCCTCCTTAGCGTTATATTTTGCTGCTTCCGGGAAGTATGTGTGTGGTCGTATATCTAATATATGATATATTTCACCACGTTTAATGTGTGGTCGTTCTGGATGATAAACATTAGTTCCATCCTGAATGCATATTACTTTATCCATGTTATTTAAATATTACAATGTCTGCTGTAAATCCGTTATGATCTTTATACATACTGGGACATATCATAGCATCATACATTCCTGTATGCTGTGATATTGTCTCCCAATCTGTTAATGTTTTTATTTGAGCTACTAATACACCATTATAGATAGTTAATACACTACCATTAAAATCGTAATCGTCGCACTTATATACTGGATGAAACATATTGTTTGCTTATTTATTTGAACAATGTAAATATAATTAAGAGAGTCATTCTACTCCATTGGAGTAAAATGACTTTCTAATACGTGTTTGATTATTTTCTCCATACGGTACTTATCGTATGTAACGTCTTCAAGATATATTTCGTTAGCGTTGATTCCGTATGTTTGGTCTTCGAGTAATTCTACACCTTCATTATCTAAATCTGAAACGATATCTTCTGCGATTTGATCTATTACCATTGGTGATAATATTCTTGTTCCTAACATGTCTGTAGCAACACCTAATTGCGACTTCATTTGATCGGTCATTCCTGTTTTTTCAAGGATGTGCTCCATTGTTTCGCCATCAACGTCGATTCCGTTTAATAATGCGATTACTGCTGTTACGATTGTTTTTTGATCTTCGTTTACCATTGTCTGTTTATTTATTGGTTTAACTTATATTGTAAATATAATCTAGAAATTTATTAAATCATCGGCATCTGCCCACTCATTTATATAACACATAATAGCACCTTCCCGATCTCCATAGTCTTCTTCATCATCACCGATAAAGTTATCTAATTCCTCGTCTGTTACCTCATTTAGGTATCGATCTATGATTGCGTTGATTTCTTTCATACTGAATTTTGACCATCCGGAATCTTCTCCGTATGCTTCGATTTCGTCATTAATCATTTC